GAAGGTTGGTTCTCTCAGGAGTTCTGGCCTGTCTATCCCCGGAGAGAGGCGAAGGTCGCAGCCTTGAAAGCAGCTCGGGCTGTGCTGAAAACTCCAGAACTTCGAGCGGCGGCTCTCCGGGCGCTGACGTTGCAGCTTCCGGACCTGACCAGCAGACCGCCAGACAAACGACCTCACCCGGCGACGTGGATTAGCGGGCGGCGGTGGGAAGATGAACCGGCGTTGCCGTTTATCTCGATGCCACGATCTAGCGAGAACGGTAACGGGAAAATTGGGTTTGAGGAATCGGTAGAGCGAGAATTACAGAAACGGTTTATGGAAGGGCGTTTATGATCGACAGCAAACAGGCGACGGCAGACATGGCGCGGCTTTCAGTGTTGAAGTTTTTTCCGGCAGACCAAACGGCGCGGACTGAGATTATGCTAATGGCGTGCGAGATGGCGCAGACGAACGAGCAGGTGGCATGGCTGGCCAAACGGTGCATCCAGCTCTGGAACGAATGGGAAGGGCCGCGAGAGATGCGGGCGGTGTTTTGTTCGAGATATCAACCGGTAGATGGGATTGAAGCGTATTCGCAACTTCAACGGTTCAACGACGGAATCCCAAGTGAGAAGGCATCGGAGCCGTTGCAACTCGGCGGGGCGACAGTGCGGCAGATTGCAGGGCCACGGGACACGGCGGATGACCTGACAGCGGCGGCCAGTATAAGGCCGGTAATCGAGGCGATGGCGCGGGCGAAGGACATGCAACGGAGCAGGACGGTTCGGGTCCCAAGTATCCCGCTAGTGAATTTGACCGATGCGAACCGGATCACAGCAGCGGATATTGAACGGGCCATGCGCGAGGCGGGCCGATGATCGACCTGAAAGCAGCACGGGAAACCATGCAGGGCTTTAGTGGGATGCCGGGGCTTCCGGACTCGAAAGAAGCCCTGAAGGCTCGAACAGACTCACTGCGGCAGAACGCCAGAAGCATCGGCCACGCGGCGCGGGTGGTAAAGGCCTTGCGGGAGCAGGAGAAGTTTTATCCCAGCGTCCAAGCGATTTACGATATGTGCCAGCAGACACCGGATGACGAGATCATTACCAGCGTGGCGATGGAATGCAACTGGTGCGGCGGCTCCGGGTACATCATCGTGTACGGGGAGTTTGATACCTCAGCAGCGTGGAAGTGCCGGCACGATGGATCCGCACCGTCAAACGTCGGGCCGGTGATCGTACCAGCCCTAGCGGCGCATTATCGGCTGGAAGCGGTGGAAGCGGAAGCGCGGCGACTGGCGCGGGCATCGGTGTTCGCGTGACAGCCGATCTCCAGCGATGCCGGGACGAACAGATCCGATGCGTCACGCTGCTACTGGCGGGGCATCCGGAGCAACACGGCCTGCAAATGGGACTGGCGGACTGGATGGCAGAAGAAATTTTGCTATTGACGGAGCAGCCCGTAACGCTGCATACTGAAACGGAACGGCAGGGGCTTCGAATCCCTGCTTCGAATGATCCGGGTGGCGTCTCTCCTACAGGCACCGCCCGGGCATTCGACACCTGTGGAGAGGTGATACATGAAGCGCACACCATTAAAACGCAAAAGCAGTAAACCGATACGCCGCGCTGGCGGGGCCGTCCAGAACCCGGATTACTTAGACTTTATCCGGCAGTGTTGGTGCGTTTTAACGGCTACCGGCGATTGCGTTGGGGCCGTTGAGGCGGCGCACGTCGGGGACCGGGGACTCGGGCAGAAATGCCGGGATCAGGAAACCATTCCACTTTGTGGATACCATCACCGAACGGGGCCGGACTCCCAGCACGTCATAGGGAAAGCATTCTGGGACCACCACGGCATCAACCGGGCAGATCTAGTGACGCTGTACCAAGGCATCTTCGAGGGCGCGGGAGGTGGGAAGTCATGATCCTGAACCGATGCGCTTCATTACCCGGCGACTGTCGGGCAACCGTCAACCCTCGGCATGTTGTGGCGGAAATAGCCGAACGTCACGGGCTGACACCAGCGCAGGTCCGGGGGGAATGGCGATACCCGGACCTCATGGCAGCGCGGCGCGAGATTGCTTTGAGACTCCGGGCTGAAGGGTTCTCATATCCGGCAATCGGACGGGCGCTGGCGCGGACGCACGCTACGATAATCACGATGCTTGGCAACGTGGGGCACCCGCAATCGCGGCGGCGGGACTGGCAAGCTCAGGTATGAACTGGCATTATGCACCTGGTATGGCGATGCGGCGGGACTTCGGAACCGGAACGTGTCCGCACTGCCTGAAGCCGTTCACGCTTGCGAATAAGAACCAGATTACGTGCGGGGGCGACGGTTGCCGACGGGCTCAGGCAAGAATCACAGATCGGGCGTGGAAGCGTGGGAAGCGGAAGGCCGATGCTAATTGAAACCACGTACTACATCCTGCCGATGCGCGACATACGCACCGTTGGCGGCGCAGTGTGTGCAGATCCGTGCGAACTCGATCAGGCTCAGTTCTGGGGGGTGTACAAACTGGAAAGCGACGGATGCTCAGAGTGGGTATCTGACCATCCGTCGCAAAATGAAGCTGACGCGGCTATAGACCGCATTCAGCCAGCAGCGCGTCCGGAACCTGCCTGCGATACTTCCGGACGAGCGTCTGAGCCAGAGCAGCCTGTTTTGGCGTGAGGCGTCCGCAATCGGCAAGGCTGTGACCGATCATGCCGTCTAACCGGGAGAACCCAACACCGTTAAGCGTCTTTGCTTTGTCGGGGTCCAGATCCGCAACCAGCTTGAGCGCTTGGTGTATCGCTGCAATCTGCGAAGCCGTCAGCGTCTCTGCGATCTTGGCGTACTTCGTCCGGGGCGTGTCCTGCGTTGCGGCTTCCGACCGTCCGGGAACTATCGGCGCTTCCATCAGCTCGACTTGCTCTGGTGTCAGCCGTTCCGGGTGCTCACGGTCCAGTGCTGAATCAATGACATTCTGCTTTGCCACCAGCCGTTTCGCCATCGTTGCCGCGATTGAACCCTGTATCACCAGATGCTCACAGAGCACGCTATTACGCTGGCCGATGCGGTTACAACGATCTTCAGCCTGCGACATGTTGCCGGGCACCCAGTCGAGTTCTACAAACACAACATGCCACGCTGCGGTGAGGGTAATCCCGACACCGGCAGACTGAATACCGCCGACGAATACCCGGCAGTCCGGATCGTTCTGGAAGCGGTCAGACTCGGCCTGACGCTCCATGATGGGAGTTTTTTGCGTGATCGAAGCGGTTCCGATACCTTCCTCAGCCAGTGCGGAAAGCATTCCGGCCGCCACGTCGCCGTGGTGACAAAACACAACGACTTTGTGCGAATCGTCAGCCTTTAGCGCGGTGAGAACGTGCTCAACCGCGTGCGGTAACGTCGCCATCGCTGTTTCATGCCGCAGCCGGGCCATCTCGGTAAACGCAAACGATGCGCCTTTCTTCAGGGCTGCGACTGCGGCGGTGTACGCTTCCTCTGATTCCGCCTTTGCAAGCTCCACGGCGGCGCGCAGGCGCTCCAGTTCTTCTTCGTGGGACTCTGCGGCATCCGACTCCTCCGCAATCGCGTCAGACGCCGAATCCGCCTCAAGTTCGATGACCACGCGCCGTTTCGCCGGCAGTTCGGTCAAAACCTGCGTTTTAGTGCGGCGGATCATGATCGACCCGCGAAGCTCCCGCTGCAGTTCGTCCAGGTTCGTAGCGCCGTTTTGGTCGTATCCTGCGCCTGGGTAACCGAACGATCCGGTGAACTTCTTCGCGTAGACGTAGAAGCTTTTGAATATCTCGTGATCCGGGGCCAGCCAGTGAAACAAACCGAAACCCTCACTCGGGCGGTTTGGTATCGGCGTGCCAGTCATGCCGACCTGCAAACGTCCGCGAACACCGGGCGACGGCTCGACCTTCTGGCGTTTGGCGGTGTAGGGGTCCATGCCGAAGATTGCCAGCGTCCGCTTTGATTCCCGGTTCTTGAGGTAGTGAGCCTCGTCAATTGCCACCAGGTCCCACAGTTCGGCCTGAATCTTCGCAGCGTGCTTCGTCGCAATGTCAAAGTTCATGATCACGATATCGGCGTAGTTCCCGGGCCAGCTCTGGCCGGAAGCAATGCCGATGCGGAACTTACGCACCAGCCATTTGTTGAGTTCGCGCATCCAGTTCTGTTTCAGGGTGGCGGGACAAACGATCAAAACCCGTTTCACGTCGGGGCGGGCGTTGATCATGCCGATGACCTGAATAGTTTTCCCGAGTCCCATATCGTCCCCAAACAGGACGTTTCCGCGCTTCAGGGCGCTGGCGATCCCGGCTTTCTGGAAGGGCAGGTAGTCCAGACCATCGGGGGCCGGAAGCTCAACGTCGGCGGATGCGGCGCGGGATTCGTCCACCAGGGCGGCGCGTTCTTTGCCGATGCGCTCAAACTCAGCCCGCTTCGCAAGTTGCGCGGCTGGGTCCATGAGCAGCTTAGCCACGTCCTCCCGGCTGGTCCACCAGTGCCGCTGCTGAGGGTCCCACCGAAACCCGGCAGACTTTGCGTGCTCCCGCTGCGCGTAGGGGATTGTGACGATCCAGCGGATGCCGTCACGGTTAACGGGAAACGTCATGCGGACGCTCCCGCAATGAACAGATCAAACTGTGCAGCCCGTGCCAGCTTGCCATTTTTGCCACGGACCAGAGGCGGGAAATCAAACGAAACATAGCCGGAAACCTCATGGCCAGTGACTATCGGGATAATGCGCTGTGTTTGCAGGTCAAATATCGGCAGCCCAACGTGATGAGCTATCCCGCATTGTGAACACAAAATGGGCTTGCCGAAGCTGCCGTCCAACTCGTGACCGGTGCTCGATGCCGGATCAAACCACGCGTTCTCGGCAGTGTTCGGGGCGCTCATGCTACACCCAGTTCGAATTTGAGCTTGGCGGCGATTGTAGTGTAAATAGAATCCGGGTCACCGGCGGCCTTCGCGATATTTAATTGCAGTTCAAGCAACTTGTAAGCGTGAAGTTTTGCGCCAGTCAGCCGATTTACATCGGCGCGGCGTGCTGCAATCCTATCCATGTCAGTGGCAATCTGAGCGATTGTTCGGGTTGTATTTGCCATTACCGCACCGTCCTGAATGATTTCGTCGCCAGCCGGGTTTCGTCGGAGCATTCGCGGTGTAAGAACTTCTCGCCAGCCGCTTCGATAAAACCAGCCTTCTTTCCGTTGCGCGTCACATATACGCGCTCAGCGTCGCCAGACTTCCACCAGTTCGTTTTCAGCCCGATCTTCGCGGCGTTGATTGCGTCTGCGATACCAGCCAGCTTAGATGCTGACTTTGCAGCGCTGCGTTCTTCGTGCGCTGCAATCATCGTGTCGTTAAATAAATGAGCGGCGCGGGCAAGATCAAAGTTTTTCATTGCGTTTAGGCCTCCTATAGCCTTGCCCGGCTGGCCCGGTGGTCGCCGGTCCTGCCTGACACTTATTAATTTACCATGCGCTATGTATTATTGCAACAGGAAAGATTGCGGTTTGCGAAATCAGGCGGCTTCAAGTACCCTTACAGCAGATGGCCAAACGTAAACCCGCACCAGAGCACCCGGCGCTGACGATTGAGTACTGGCCGATAGACCGGCTCCAGCCATACGAACGCAACCCGAGGCGCAACGACAAAGCTGTGGGCCAGATGGTCGCGTCGATCAAAGAGTACGGGTTCACGATCCCGGTCTTGGCGAAGTCTGACGGGCTAGTAATCGACGGACATCTCAGGCTGAAGGCTGCGGTTCAGATGAAGCTCGCAGAGGTGCCAGTGATCTCCTGCGACACCTGGACCGAGGCTCAGGTGAAGGCGTTCAGGCTGATGGTGAACCGCTCCGTTGCGTGGGCCGATTGGGACATGGACGCACTGGCTTTGGAGTTCGGAGACCTGAAGGCGCTCGACTTCGACCTGACGCTAACCGGGTTCGATGCAATTGAATTTGGCGAGTTCTCTGGGGTGAACCAGCCGGAGTTTGACGAGAACGCAGCAGCGGACGTGAAGTATCAGGAGTGCCCAGCGTGCGGGCATCACTTCCCGAAATGACCTATCCTGAGATACTGACGGAGGCATGGCAGCAGCACTTGGCACCGCGTGCGCCGGATGCGCCAACGGTTATCAGTCTGTTCGCCGGCTGCGGCGGCTCTAGTCTCGGTTATTCGATGGCCGGATTCCGCGAACTGCTGGCAGTTGAATGGGATGACAACGCAGCGGCCACGTTTCGCCTGAATTTTCCAGACGTGCCGGTCTATCACGGCGACATCACAAAGCTCGCTAGCGTTGACCTGATGCAACTGGCAGGCATCGGGCCCGGTGAACTGGACGTGCTCGACGGTTCTCCACCGTGTCAGGGATTCAGCACAGCCGGAAAGCGCAACATGGACGATTCACGGAACCAACTATTTCACGAGTTCACGCGAATTCTGCGGGATCTTCATCCGCGGGCGTTCGTGATGGAGAACGTGTCCGGCATGGTCAAGGGCAAAATGAAGCTGATCTTCGTTGAGATCCTGAAGGAGTTGAAGGCGTGCGGGTACCAAGTGTCGGCTCGGCTCATGAACGCCATGTATTTCAATGTTCCGCAGGATCGGGCGCGCATGATTTTCATCGGAACACGAGAAGGTGAACCAAGTCATCCGGCGGCAGCATCAAAGCCGATTACGATCAGAGATGCCGTGAACTCGCCATTAGGAACAATCGGATATATCACTGCCAGCAATGAACGGCATAGCATCGCAAAACGATCGCCACTTCGTTCCTTGAATCGCCCAATGGCCACGATCGTCAAAACAGGCAATAGCCGGATGATGCAGCCGTGGAAAGTCGAAGCGATTACCGCTCACGAAGTTGCTCGATTCGGAAGTTTCCCAGATGAGTATCAATGGATCGGGAAAGTTAATGAGCGAGTCGGAAACAGCGTTCCTCCGCTCTTTATGCGGGCTATCGCAGGGCACGTTCGGAGTCACGTTCTGCAAAGTTCTAAGAGTTTTTCCCGTACATAAAAACGAAATGGCCAGACCTTCATATCAACCGACCGACCAAGACACGCGCACCGTGCAGACTATGGCGGCCTGCGGCTTCCCTCATGCGGAGATCTGCACGATCTTGGATATCGACGAGAAGACGCTGCGAAAACACTTCCGCGACACGCTGGACAAAGCGATGATCCAAGCCGACGCCAAGGTATCCCAAACGATGTTCCATATGGCGACATCGGGCGAACATCCCGGCATGACGGCATTCTGGATGAAGGTACGCCGGCGCTGGAAGGAACCGGCAAACGATCACCGCTTTGTGGACGAGTCCGGCAAAGACCGTCCATTCCTCCTATCTGATGCAGACAGGCTGATTGCGGAAGCTGATGCCGAAATTAACAGCAGAGAATAGAGCTAGATTTCTTCTCGACCCGGTAGAGTTCCAGCGGACGCAGTTGAGGCGCAGACTCTGGGCCAAGCAGCGCGAGATCCTGCATTCCACGATCACCAGACCGCTCACGACGGTTAAGGGGTGCCACGCATCCGGTAAGACGTTCGCGGCGTCCGGGCTCCCGCTCTGGTGGCTGGTGCGGTACCGGAGGAACTCAAAAGTCTTTGTCACGGCTCCGACCGAACGGCAGGTGAAGACGTTCTTCAAAGACGTTCGGGTAGCGTGGGACGCGGGGCCGGTGAAACAGTTGCTGCCGATGCCGTCAACGCTCGGGCTCAACGTGGCACCAGACCGCTACGCCTACGGGGCCAGCTCATCGGCCGGCGTCAACATCCAAGGGCTGCACGGTGAGCATGTATTAATCATTTGCGACGAGGCTCCCGGTATCGGCTCTGAGATCTGGGATGCAATCGAAGGCATTCGCTCAGGCGGCAACGTCCACGTGCTGGAGCTGGGTAACCCGGTGGTGCCTTCCGGGCACTTCTACGACTCGCATACAAAAGACCGGGCGATATTCAACTGCATCAGCATCAGCGGATTCGACACGCCCAACCTGCAGAACGAACTGACCGGGCTGCCACTGACAGAAGAAGAACTGTTGAACCTTGACGAAACCCGGCTGGCGCGTGTAGCAGATCCGGGCCTGATAACGCGGGCGTGGATTCGAGAACGTCATAAGGTGTGGGGGCCGAAGCATCCGAAGTACTTGAGCCGCGTGCTGGGTGAGTTTCCCGGCAACGACCCGTATAGCGTTTATCCGCTGGCGTGGATTGAACGCGCAAATCGCGTGCCGACGGATCTGGAGATACAGCAGAACAGCGGGGAGCAGATTCAGATCGGTATCGACGTTGCGGGCCCGGGGTCCGATGAAACCGTGCTGGTAGCGCGGCGCGGCGGGCAGATCCTCGAAACACACGCATTTTCAGATAACGACCCACGCGGGCCAGTGGCCAACATCCTGCATCGGTTCCGGAGTGCCGGACGGCTCGGGCTGGTGGTAATCGACATTGCAGGCATCGGGTATAACTTTGCGCTTCACATGGCCGACCAGCGGTTTCCGGTGTATGGGTTCAATGCCGGGTTTAGCGCCATTGACACCCTGCAGTACGTCAATCAGAAGGCTGAAACGTATTGGCAGTTCAGGGAATATCTCAGAGCCGATGCAATATCAGGCTTGGTGGACGAAGAGACATCGGCGCAACTCTCGACGCTTAGATATCGAGAGAACAGCCAAGGGCGCACTGAGATTGAGACGAAGGACCAACGCAACCAGCGCGGCATACCGGGGAGCCCTGACCGGGCAGAGGCGACGATCATGGCGTTCATGGCGTTTATGCGGGTCCGACCTCAGCAGCAGGAGCGGTCACTGCCCGGCTACGAGATCTCACCGATATAATTCCTGCTTGCAATTAACTGTAAGCGTAGTGTAAGTTATTGGTTGTGGATGATTACGACAGCGGAGCATATTGCCGTCATTGGCAAGCGCCAGAGCAGTGCCATAAGAATTGCGGCTGTGGTCACAGTTGCGGACTACACGATTGGGACGGCGAATGTATCGCGGAGTTGTGCCAGTGCAAGAAATGGACGGAGCGAAATGAAACAGATAAACGTCCCGGTTGAGGATGAAGTCTACGAAGCAGCCAAGCTGCTGGCGGCGAAATGCGGAATGCTGCTAAAGGCGTGGGTAGCGCGGGCAATCCTGAACCAGGCGGCAAAGGAGCGAAACGATGGAAACAGTTAAAGCGGACATCGGCGTTTGGCCGGGTGTCATGTATGTGATAGGGCTGGTGGTTGCGGTGCTGGCAATGTGGCGCTGGGATATGCGCCAGATGCGAAAGGCGCGGCGCGAAGCCGAACTGATGCGTCAACATGTCAAATTTATCAATGATAAAGGGCAGGGGAAATGAAGGAAGCTGTGCTGGCCATAGGTGCTGTAATAATTGGAGCGGCAGTTGCATTTGTGCCGATTATGCTTTGTTTGGTAGGTGGCGAATGAAGGTTGGGTGCGTGATGCTCATGTTGCCGGGGCGCGAGGCTTTCCAGCACCAAGCGGTGGCGTGCTTCAGCAGTCAGACCTATACCGGCGGGCTCAGGCTGCTGACGTTGCCTGCTGACCCGGCGCGGACTATCGGGGCGATGCGGAACTATGCGAACTCCCTGCTCACCGATTGCGAGATCGTGTGTCACTGGGATGACGACGATTGGAGCCATCCGAACCGAATCGCGGAGCAGGTTGCATTGCTTCAGGCGACCGGTGCGGATTGCGTCGGGTACAACGAGATGCTGTTCTGGCGAGGGCTGGCAGCGTTTCCGCAGGCCGAACCGATCAACGGAATCACGGTGTACAACGGTGGCGAGGCGTGGCTTTACAGCAACCAGAACCCGCGTTACGCGCTCGGCACCAGCCTGTGTTACTCACGCAAGGCGTGGGAGGCCCGACCGTTTCAAGACATCAATCACGGCGAAGATACGGAATGGCTGAAAGGTGTACGGTGCCACTCGGAAAGCAGCCTGCCAGCGTTGGGCGCAATCGCTGGTCCAGAGTGTGGACCGATGGCCAGGATGATCGCCCGGATTCACAGCGGCAACAGCAGCAGCGCATATGACCTGGCTGAGATGGTGCGACACAACGCCTTACCGGCGTCAGAGCGGCAGTGGTCACGTGTGCCGGCGTGGGACAAGGTTTGCAAAGAGGTAATGGAGCGATGAGACTGAATCTGGGATGTGCAGACCGTCGAATAGACGGATTCATCGGCGTGGATATCGCGACGGGGCCGGAAGTGGATGCGGTGGTAGACCTTGAGGGGCCGTGGCCGTGGCCGGATTTCAGCGTTTTGGAAGTGCGGGCGCATGACGTTGCTGAGCATATCGGAGACTGTTCTCACATGGTGACATTCTGCACGCAATGCCGCGATCATTGGATGCGGATGTACAGGGCAATCTATGGTGAACAGGCGGAACGCAAGGCTGCATCTGTGATATGCCGTCACCCGCTCGGGCGCATCCATTTCATGAACGAACTTCACCGGGTACTGGTACCGGGCGGGCTGGCACTGGTGGAGGTTCCGAGCGCGGCGCACGGCGTAGGTTTTATCACGGACCCGACACACAAGACGCCGTGGTGTTTCAGCTTGTTCAAGTACTTCGAAGCCGGGACGTTCGCACATCAGCGGCTGGCAAAGTCTTACGGGATTACGGCGGCGTTTCGTGTGCTGAACCTGCAGGAGATTGAAGTATCCGGCGAAGATCCACGGGAGCGTGTCTGGAAGATCATGGCAACACTGGAGGCGGTAAAGTGATGGGGCTCTCGGTTATCATTCCTTCAAAGAATGCGGTCAATCTTGCGGCCTGCATCACGGCTATCAGGGCGGCGGGTGAGACGTGCCGCATCATCGTAGTTGACGACGGGCTGCCGAACTATAATCATGGCATCGGGGCTGATGTGGTGCAGGGTCACAAGCCGTTCGTTTACTCGCGCAACATCAACCTAGGCATCTACGCAGCCGGTACCGATGACGTGATATTGCTTAACGATGACGCGTTGCTTCAGACGCCCATGGGCTTCTCGAAGATGTGGGAGCAGTCGAAGCGCCGGCCGCAATACGGCGTGATCGGTAGCGCTTGCAGCAACGTCGGCAATCCGCTGCAGAACCTGGTTCCAGAGCTGGCGAACGCGGATGCCGTCCGGGACGAACAGAGAACCTTGTGTTTTACCTGCGTCCTGATTCCACGGCGGGTGATCGACAAGGTCGGGTTGCTTGACGAGCGCTTCGTCGATTACGGCATGGACGACGATGATTACTGCCTGCGCGTACGATATCACGGACTCAGGCTGGCGATTTACGATGGCTGCTATTGTGACCACGGCAGCCTAATTAGCAGCTATCGGGGCGGACCACAAACAGGGGGTAACTTTTATCCAAACCTCAGGCGGTTCATTGCCAAGTGGGGCACCGACAATTGGGGACGAAGCCGCGACAATTCGCCGTTTTGCGACCTGTGGGAAGGTGAAGCATGAGCGAAGCATTGACGCTGGCGGGAATGATGGCGGTACCGGGTGCGGCGTTGCTGGTGCATCGGGCAGGGCTGGTGTACAGTATCCGAATGATTGCAAACTGGTGGTATGCTTTAGCGTTTGCGGTTGAGCACTTCCGAGCTGAGTTTCGGCGGCTGAATGACGAAGCGAGGCGGGCGTGAAGGTCTTGATCTTGGGCGCATCAGGGATCGTGGGCCAACATATGCGGCTCTGCGTCCCTGACTGCGTGGAATCGACGTGGATGCGTCAGACCGGAGACTTGATTACGTTCGCACCAATCGACGGCAATGATCTTGGGTTTGTTGGCGCTCCGGATGTGATCGTAAACCTCGCGGGTTGCTCAAACGTTGACGAGGTGGAACGTCATCCGATGACGCATTACTATGTAAACCGGGTATGGCCGGCGAATCTGGCGCGGTGGTGCGCTATGAACGGGCGCAAATTTATTCAGGTCAGCAGTCAGGCCGTTTACCAGTCACCCGGCAACAACATGGACCAGGTAAACGTCTACGGCCGGCAGAAGCGTGCTGCGGAGATGGCGACGCTGGAGAATGGCGGCATTGTGGTCCGTTTGACGTTCGTGCTTGGCATCAGGCCACTGCCGCACGTCGGGCGCAAGAACCCGCTGGAAGCAATGCTGGAAGGTCAAAGCCCGCAGGTCTGTGACCGGTTCTTTAGTCCGTTGTTTGCATGGGACGCCGCGGAATTGCTTTGGGATGCGGTGCTGATGGCGAAGCCGGGGGAGATCCGGCAACTTGGGGAGCCGATACGCACGACCCGCTGGGACATTGCCAAGCTGGTCAACGCGGACGTCACAGCGTGTTCACATGATGACTTTCCCGGGCTGGCGCCACGCGCCAGAGACACGATGTTCCTGCAGGGTTCGCACCTGCGGAGCTTGTACCAGATTCACCAGATAGTAGAGAGGGCACAAATGGAAGACAGAGCAATTGAACTGGCGCTATTCTTCGGAATTACGCTGGACCAGGCTAAAGGGAAACTCGGGGAGGGATTCGGCGCTCTGCACAATGCCGTGGCCGATGACTTCCGCAAGGCAAATCCGCAGGGCGACGACGCGCTGCTCAACTGGTACCGGACCACGGAAGCGTATATCTGGGAACTCTCGGCGTACCACGATGATCCAGGCTTCAATTACACCGGCATGTGCCGAGGTATCGTGGAGCGGCTGAAGGTTGAGCCGGGATGTTCTTCCGTGTTGGCGCTTGGGGATGGTATCGGAGACCTGACGCTAGCGTTGCACGAGGGCGGCTTCGATGCCGTTTATCACGATCTGGAAAACAGCAGGACGGCGGATTACGCAGCGTTTCGGCATTGGCGCAAGACTGGAACTCAACTGGTGACAGACACCAGCAACGGCTGGACAATGCCAATCGGATGCGAATACGACGCCATCTGCTCTCTCGACTTCCTAGAGCACGTGCCCAACGTGGAAGCTTGGGTGCGTGCCATCTTCGCAGCATTAAAGCCCGGCGGCCTGTTCTGTGCTCAGAATGCCTTTGCGTGCGGCTCAGGTCCGGACGGCAGCATTCCCATGCATCTTGCCGTGAATGACCGCTTTGAGCACGACTGGGATACACTGCTGACGGCGGTTGGGTTTGGACAGATCTCAAGCAATTGGTATCGGCGGCCAGAGTGAAACTGATAGCGGCAATGGTGGGAA